AAATAAAGTGTGACACCCTTTTTCATAAAAAGAATGCCAATTTTCCATTAAAATCTATTGACTTTTATTATATTACAAAACCTAAATATAGTTTAAAATATCTAAAATAAATCACTAATTTTTATTGATTTTATTTTTAAATACGTTAATACCATAATTTAATATTTTTGTCAAGTTTTATATTAAAAATAAAAGAGATTTATAATCCCTTAAATTTCCTTAAAAAGAAATCTAAATTTCTTATCTTATCTTCAACCAAAACAATTATATTAGATATGTAAATTTTATTATTGTTTTCACAAAACTTTTTCATAGGTTGTTTTCTATTACCAATTTCATTATGTTTATTATTTTTATTTTCTCTTGTTATAACCTTAGATTTAAAAATAATATTTAAATCATTATCAAGACCAACATAATATGTTTCACTATTTTCAGACGCTATACCACAATAAATAACTTTTTCATTTTTCAAATCATCCTTAATTGTATTTGTAAATTGGTTCTCCATTCTAGACATTGTATATTACCTCCCATAATATAGTTAATCACCTTGTTACTAATTTCCCTTTCGGTACTTTCACAAGGTGATCGAAGTAAAATCATATTAGACTGTATTACAAGGCATATTCAGTACCCACCATTTGCCGGCACGTTTCACCGTGGAAAACCCGATCAAAATATAATATGGAAGTCTCTATGTCTTACTTTTTCAAGTATAACATAAAAACCTCCATTTGTCAAGTACTATTTTCTTAATGTAATATAATAAGTCTTTTTACCACACAATTCTTTTTCGGTAGAAATTGCATGTAAATTATAATCTGTGGTCTTGATCAGATTCTCTATGTGAATCATACATCTTTCATCATTAGAAAAAGTTAATTCTTTAACATCTTTTAATTTACCTAACTTATAAATATGTAAATGTAACTTTACAGCTTTCTTATCTATGTATCTTATATCACCATTCTTTTGTCTTTTCTTATTCTCTTCTACTGTAAAATCCATCATTCATTTCCCTCTAATTTCTTTCTATAAAATTCATATTTTTTCAAATCCTGTTCTTTAGAATTACCATCTTTTTTACCTGCTCTATACCAATACTTTAACATATTCATTTTATAGAAACCATTCATTTCTTCTTTTGTAAACATTATTTCACCTATAGATATAGGATCAATTCCAGTTCCATGATAATGGTTAGGTTTATTTATAACATCTTCTTTTTCTATTCCTTTTTCTTTTATTCTATCTTTTAAATCACATAAATAATTTTCATAACACCCCCAATGCATAATATGTTCCATTTGATATGACATACCACTTATTATCTCATTTTTACAATGTGAACATTTAATCATCAATACCCCTCCTCAGCTCTACGAATATTTTCTTCTGATTTAATTTTATAAGCTTCAAATAAATCTTCTAAACTATAACCAAGTGTTAACCCTAGTTTATATAAGTCTTTATAAGCACATTCAATATCGACATAATCATATAATTTATTGTATTGTAATTGATTGAAATAATATTCAGGCTTATCAAGACTAACATAATATTTAAGTTTATCTAATCCATTTAACTCGTTTTCAAATCCATATGTAATAGCTATACTATTCAAGAAAGCCAAACAATCAGCCCATTCATCTTTAATTCTTTCATCATTTTTCTTATGAGATCTTTTCCAATATTTAAAGAAACCAATTTCATTAGCTAGTTCTCCTAGTTCAACATGAAAAGCTATTTTCCTCTCATTTAAAGTATCGTGAAAAGGTTTATTAATCTTATTTTTTATAGCGCCATCTACAACCAACTGAAGACTAAAAGCTTCCATCATCATAACCCCAACACCTCCTGTAACTCACCTAAATTTTCATCAAAACCAATTAGAGGCTTATAATAATTTTCTCCATCATCAAAACTTCCATTTTTATCTGGTATTAACAAAGTCGGTAGACTATTGCTTTTAATCATATTCACCAATACACTTTTATGTAATTCAGCATCCTTTCCACTCTCAATGTTTCTAATTTCCAGATCAACAGGCACAGGACTATAATTTAACATAAATTTAGCTCTTTCACAATTAGGACATTTATCTTTTGTGTACATTATAATTTTCATATTATTTTCTCTCCTTTTCATCTAACAATCTTTTTAAAGAGTCAATAGCGCTCTTAAATATTTCCGGTTCATATTGCTTTTCTTTACATAAACCAACTATATCAACCATACACTTATGTGACCGATCAGCAAACTTCATGATATCTTCAACCTTTTTCATATCTTGATAATCCATTATAACACCTCCTTTCTATCTTTTACAAGACTATGAGATAACCAATTATCAGAATCCATACCATACATTTCCTCATATTCTTCTTTCAATAATCCTGATTGTCTATAATTTTTAATTGTTACACCATCTGATCCTAAATAAGAATAACTCAATGTATATGTATCTTTTTTGTCATTGGTTTTAATGGTTTTTATCATTTCAATATTTTCTTTTCTTAACCCCTCTACCTCCTCTTCCAAACTTTCACATCGAATAGATAAACCCTGATTTTCTTTATCAAAAATTTCACACTGTGCTATAATACTATCAACAATTAATAATTTCCCATTTTGATAATTATTATTTAAAATATATTGGCTTAATCTTTTAAATTCATTATTGTGAAATTTATTCTCTTTATCAAGTCTCTCAATCACTTCATCTTTTTCTTTCATTAAATTATCTTGTTCTAATAGCTCTCTATTTAATTTACACACTTCTTTAATCCCATTATCTTGACCTATTTTTAATAGTTCCTTCTCCTCAACGACCTTCAAATAATCATCTTCTCCAACCCATTTCATTCCTAAATTACAAGTTAATTTTCTCATCCCTATTACCTCCATATAAAAAGGGAACCACTATTTAAAGTAATTCCCTATTAAATTATTTTAGGTTTTGAACTTGATTTTAATCTTTTGTTCTTCCCTTGAATCTAATATAACATTTTCTTAATTATTAGTCAACAATTTCTACACCAATTTGAGCGAAAGTTACATTTGTTATAGAATTAGTTGGCTTAGATTCTAATTCCGTTACAATTTCTTCTAGCTTTTTATTCTGGATCGGAACTGTTACAATAACTCCAGATCCCTGATCATACTGATATTGCCCGCCATAACTATTCAAACCATTATCATTATAGATCACATCAACTTTAACTTCATAAATTCCGTACTCACCAGTTGTGGTAATATTAAAATTCAATTCATTTGTGTTATCTAAATCCACTTGATATGTAGTTAATAACTTCTGTTTATATGTTGTTTGATCATCATTATAAACACCTTTATCTTTACAACGTAGCTCATTCTCTCCACTTACCATTTTAGACTTATAAAAAATATCACCCTCACTATAACCTAAAATAGCATCATTAGGAATAACAAATTTAAACTTCAATACATCAGTTTCAGTTACCCTCAACTCACTACCATATAATTGATCATACTGTATTTGTGTCAACTCAACATCATTCAAATAAGCAATATTTGGATTCTCCACAATACTACCAGCTCTTTTACCTTCAAACGTTAATGTCTTTGTTACAATAGCCATCTACCTAACCTCCACAAATTCCATATAGTATTTTTTATCTTTTACTTCATTTAGATTCACACAAGCTCTTTCCGCCTTTTCCTTCGTTGAATATGCTGAGAATATACTCATCTTTTCACTATGTATGACAACCCACATTATTTTACACCCCATTTTCTTAATTCAATAGCTAAATGTGTTCGTTTAACAAATAAGTTAAAAGCCGTTCTTGGTTTATTACTATGTAGAAATCTTGCGTTTTTATAATAAATTTTATTCAATCTATTCAATTCTTTTAACATCACCCTTACTTGTCTTTTCACTTTTCCATCTCCTTAATCATTTTATAGATTTCATCTTGTTTATCTCTATTCGGCTTATCCATTAACCAATAAATATGAGTCATAATATAAAATACAGAAAAGAAGTTCCATAATTCTTGCATTATTTTCCCCTCCAAATTTCTTTAAATTTAAGTAGATAATATAAATTGCTCATATTATCCTCACACCCATTTCTTTTAGATTTTCTTCGATTGTTCTTAAAATATTTAATTCGTATTGAGCTTTTACAAGATTATTATTATCTAACGATTTCTTTAATGATTCTTTTGTTTCTTTATAATAACCAACAAATCTTTCTACTTCTCCATCATAACCAACACAATATTTTTCTTCATAGAACAATCTCATAATTCCCTATACCTCCACAATACTATATTTCGGTTCCTTATAATCAATCATAGCACGAACTAAATATTCTTTCAATTTATTTTATCTTTACAGATAATATATCCTTGAAAACCTTTACCTTCATACATTAATCCCACATACCACTTTTCCCATTGATCATTTCTATGTTTATCTGTTGTAGCTCTTAAGGCCCCTTGCAAATAAGCATCTAAAGTAACATCATCTAGAAGGGAAAAATCAACATCGTTGATCATCCCCAAATGAGTATAAATGCTATACATAATCCCTGTCTTTATTTCTGTCTTAAATGAATACACATCTTTTTCAATCATCTAATCTATCCTTTCTATTCAAACATTGTCTTATCATAATCTCCCTTATTTCATTAATACTTAATTTGTATTTTCTTGATAAGAATTCCATAAATTCTTTCACATCTTTTTCAATCATTCTTTCAGCTCCTTATCATATTTGTTCATATCATGATTGAAAGTTAAATCAATTTTACTCAATTCATCATACGCTTCTTTTGTTATTTCAATACCCCACCAACCCATACAATCATCATATTCACACATAAAATATTTTCCTTCTTTTATTAATAATTTCATCTCTCCACCTCTTTCTTCCATACTTTAGTCACTCGCTCACCATCACAATGAACACAAAACCATAACCAACATTGACTACCGTCTTTCATATTTTTTTCATCATATTTCTTCCATTCGTGAAAACAACCTTTTTCTTCTTTTCTCATCTTTACCCCTCCTAATTCAAACTAAACTTTCTCAATCTAAGTAACGTTCCTCCTGGAACTTGACTCGGCATTAATTTTCCTACATTTCTCCATTTAGGTTTTGCAGGATTATGAGGATCAACACACAACCCAATTTCAAACTCATCAAAATCGACCTTATCAGCAATAGACTTCTGCATACCTGCACACTTCAAGTTCTTATCTAATGTTCTTTGTTCTTCTGGTAATGCTTCCCACTCTACTTTACCAATATGTTTAATGGTTTCCGCCATGTCTCCCCATCTATCTTTCTTCATTACCTTTTTAGCATATATCATTTCACAATATGTTTTTGCTCTATGAAACTTTGCCATTTTGAATTCAGATTCCGGTTCCCAATCACCTAAGTTTCCACCTATTCTATGTTTGATACTTTCAGGTATCCCATTACCTTCAATATGTACTGAATCTGTATCACAATATCTAAAACGATCATAACACGACATCGCAACATTCATCAATTCTTCTCTCGCATAAGCTGTAACAAAGCTTGCGTACGCTGTATAAATTGGATCTCCTGGTGGTGGATCTTCGTCTTCTATTTTGAATCCTAAACTTCCATCATCGTCCCACAAGAAAGGTTCAACATTCAGCTTAATGGTATTAGTCCCAAATTTTCCGTAAGGCGAATTCAACATTAATTTTGCAAGAGATTTCAGTGCACTATTACCAGAATCATTGGCATCTTTTTTAACTTTAATCCACTTATCAATATGCTCTTTAAATATCCCAACCATACCTTTGAACATATAACCTTCATGGAAAGTAACATCATCTAATAAATAATGTTTTTGAACTTGTTCCCATTGCACACTTGTTAAGTACATTGTAACAATCTCACCATAACTTGTCTTTTGAAACTCTCTTCCATTAAATTTTCTAACATCGTCAGCTTCATTATAATTGAATTCTACGTTTTGTTTCTTTAACTGAATGGTCGGTAAATGATCATCTTTTAAGTAAAAAGAAAAACTTACTTTCTGTATATACAAAGGATATTCTTCATCATATTCATATTTACCTTCATAAGGAACAGGCATACCATAAGGCAATAGTTTTGTGTACTGTACCCACGGATACATGGACACAATATCAAATACCATACCTTCACCAATTAACTTCCCTTCATAACCAGGTTTCACTTGTGTGATTCCGCCAAAATAACTTTTACGAATAAAACTATCAGTTTTAAAATCTAAAACAGGAAACCAATCTTTAAATCCTTTATCCCCACCAACAGTTGTTTTAAATTCATTCAAAGCATCTGATCCAATTGTGGTTTTCTTTAGATTACTTTGAAATACTTGATAATGAATAATCTTTGCTGTAATTTCAACGTCCTTTTTAAGGTATTTAAAATCAGCTTCACTGATCGGCTCATATGGATAACGTATCTGATCATAGTCTAAATCATCTTTGAACACATCAAGACCAAAAGCAAATGCGCATGCTCGTAATCCCATTGGAACCTTCTTTAAACTATCCTTAATATTAATAAACTGTCTTCCACCTCTTGGACCTTCTTTACAAACTGTAACATCGAACCACATTTTCTTACCATCAATTAATCCTGTAAATTCTCCCATAGCCGGGTTACGATCAAATGTGAATTTGTATCCTCTTCTTAATAGTTCAACAGCTATAAAAGAACCATCGAACTTTAAGTTATGGAACCATACATTTTTGCTTCCATCTAGCATCCAATCCACATATTCAGTAATTGTTTTACCAACAACGAAATTATCAAGATCACCTGTGAAGCTCATATTCTCTCTTATTTCAGTTGCTCCCCAAGACCATACAAACGCCTGATCACCTTTTGTAAATTCCCTCCAGGCTTCACGACCATACCACAATTCCGGGTTTTCTTCTTTTATTCTTTGATTAACTTTTGGGTCTTTATCATGTAACCAATTTTCTGTATTTGTTTCAAAATCACATGCATATGTTTTTATTGATTCTCTTTTTCTTTTTGTTTTCTTCACCATATGCTATCACCCTTCTAACTTTTTCAATACTTTTCCAACAATCTATATTTATCTCTATTCTTATCATATCTTTGAATATCTGTTCGTATTGCTTCTATAACCCCTGCTAATTTATCATCAACATCTTTTGATTGTCCGACATACTGATCAGAATCATATTCATTGAATCCCATACTAGAATCCATGAACATAAAGTAGAAATTATTGAATTCAGCATCACTCATTTTATTAAAGTAAGCCAACACATCTTCAGCATCATCAGAAAATACTTGATTTATCTTTTCCATAGCATTCTGTTTTAACTGACCTTCTCTTCTACTATATCTTTCAGGATCAGATACATGTTTCAAATTATATTCTCTTATCTTTACACGTTGATTATTATCTAAAATAGTAGGATCGAATTTATCTCTAACAATAACAGTTCCACCAGTTTTATCTTTACGAACATCTTTTATTTGTCTACCTTTTTTATCAAAACGTGGAATACTTTCTAAATATTTTTGTCTGCCTATTTCCATATCTCTTGCAACATTTGTTTGCAAGTTTAATTCCATTAGTTTTTCTTTCGTGAATGAAACTTTATATTTATTTTCATACTTGTTCTTGTCTACTTTGTTTAGTTTACGCAACATTACATTAACTTCCTGTTTAGATTTATTAATCTGTGCAACAGAAGCAACAGTATCCCCAACTTTTTTAATTTGAAGATCAGCGCGATATTTAAGTTTTTCCATCTTCTCTTTCCAAACGTTAAAATCTTTTCTAGACTTGAATGTTTTAATATCACTTCTTAAATCAATATCTTTCGTAATATCAATACCATATTTATCTTGTCTGTTCTTGATCATTCGTTTAGCGTTACGTTGAAGTCTTTGGAAATCTTTTATATCTACTTCTCTTATTGTGAATTTTGGTTGTTTTTTAGCTCGTTTCTTTGCCATGATTTTCTAGTCTCCCCTGAATAATCTATAAATGTCTTAAGCTTGTTGTTTATTTTTCTGATGTTTCTTAATATGCTTTCGATTCTCTTTTAATTGTATAATTCTTTGACAACCACAACTTACGGTATTACCACTTCTTAAATCAGTTGTTCTAACATTCTTTTCTTTACCACATTCACATTCACATTTCCATACAACATGTCCGCTTTGACGCCCAACCATTTCTTTACAAGTTAATTTTCCAAACGTTTGACCTGTTAAATCTAATAATTTTCCCACATCTACACTTCCTTTTCTTTAAGTTATTTATATCTTACCACACATTTTTAATGACGTCAATATTATTGTAGAAAAAAGTCGGAATTTGTTTTATCCGACTCTTTCACAGACTTTTCTTAAATGATTTTTACTATAAAAAGTTTTACCAGATTCGTAAATTTCTGTTATTGAACCAATCATTTTTTCTCCATCATCAAACGTAAATGCCCATTTATTTTCATTATCTTCAATTAATTCTAAACGGTATGTAACTCTTTTCTTTTTACGTTTTATGTTTTTTTCATTAAATAATCTAACATTTAATACGCTTTTGCTAATTCCCATCTGATCAGCAATATCTTGTTTTGTTCCTTTTCCTATTAAAACATCATTTCTATATAATTCATAAATATTATTATCAGTTGGTCTTCCCATTCTCAATACCTTGCCTTTCTTTTTCATATCTTTTCTTATTTATCTGATCGAGATATTCTCTCCTTTGATCATAATATGAATCAAGCGGATTCTCACCAAACAATTTTTTATATGCTTCAAAACTAATATTAAAACCCTCTTCTTCAGCATGTTCTATTTCCCAAACAACCAAAGCTCTCAAATCTCTCATAATCCTTTCTTCAACAGATTTCTTATGATATTTATTTTGTATAGTGAATGGTCTCATACCTCTACCTCCTACCACTTAATTTTTAATTTCATAAAATTATCATCGAAACCTAATTCTTCTCTTAATATTTTAATATTTTCATTCATTTCTTTTTCAGCTAATTCAGTTTTATCGTAATACATTGAATCAATTTCAGCTTCTAACATATTCATTTTTAATATTATACCTTTAATTTGTTCTGTATGAATATGATCAATATATGAGTCAATCACATCTTTAACTTCCATTATACATGAACCAAACATTTCCTTATCTTCAACGTCAACACTATTCATCCAGTTTTCAATTGATTCTTTAATCAGTTTCTCTTTTGTCATTTACCTCTACCTCCTATTTTAATATAGCTTCTATTGAAACACATAAACATTCAATAGCTTGTTTTCTTGTGAACCCACAATTTTTCATAAGCATTATAACTAAAATTTCTAAGTCTGGTTTTAATTGTTCTAATCCTTTATAACCCATTAAACACGTCATCTCCTTTAAAAATAAAAGGAAGCTTATTAGCTCCCCTCTATTCTTTTACGCTTCTTTCTTATCTTGCAAGAAAGTAAATTTTTCGACTAACACTTCAGTCACATATACTTTCTTACCATCTTGTCCATCAAAGCTACGTGTACGTAATTGACCTTCAACACCAACACGATCACCTTTTTTAACATAGTTAGCAAAGTTTTCTGCTTGTTTACCCCAAATAACAATTTGCGGGAAGTCTGCTTCACGTTCTTTACCTTCTTGTACATAATCACGATTTACAGCTAAAGTATTTGAATAAACTGCTTTACCATTTGCTGTATAACGTAAATCTCCTTCTTTAACTGTTCTTCCCACTAAAATTACTTTGTTCATCATTTTAAATTCCTTCTTTCTACGTTTTATATTATTTGAGGTTTCACCTTTCAGTGAACTTCATAACAGCATCCCAATGTTTCGAGTAGCAGTATACTACATTTATTTCATTTGGATATGTGATTTAACTTTAAAGGAGGTAAGTTAACAAGAACGGAATGTTTTAAACTGATCTGCTCTCTATTCCTTTAAGATGCTGTTATCAAGAGAGGATGTCTCCTCTTACCTGATAAATTTATTATAGCATGTTCGACTCACTCTTGCAAGCTATAATTTTTATTATTTTTCTTTAGTTCTGGTAAACTATAGATAAACAATTTTGTTGTCTTTCCAACTGTCAGAAATCAAGACATATAAAGTGTGTGGCTTTACTTGTCTAATATGAAGGTTTTAAAGTCTCCCCTGACTTTGTCTAACTTCACCTCAAAAGAACTAGAAATCAGTCACAAAATCCCTTTACAGAATGTCTTCTTTCAAGGTCTTTCATTCCTTCTTTTAAGTTCTTGAACTTTCGGTTCCGTCTTTCTGGATAACGATGTAAAACATTTTTGTGGCTGTCACCACTGCTTAGTTATTCTTGATCAAGATATAATGAAGGAATAACCCTTCAAAGGATAAACTAAATTTATCTTTATTCCTTCGATCTTGAATTGATACTTTAGAGAAGAGGCTTTCACCTCTTTTCTTATGTAATTTTTGTTACTTAATTGTGTAACCTTAATATATCATCGTCTTTCCGATGTGTCAATATACGATATTTTATTTTTGTTCATTTCTTTTGATCTTGAACTTGATCTTTTTCAACGAAAAACAAATTTTTATTTTGCTACTCCTTACTCATTCACGTTGGCGAGTAGCTTTCCACGATTTTCTACGTGTTTTCCCACACGAGTTTTCAGTCAACCAACTCACATTGATTACACATTACGCGTTAGTGGGTTTTACCCTCTTTTCCTTGAGCGACAGGACTCATAAACCTATCTTTTCAGATACTTGACCTTCCTGTTTTTAAACTGTTGGCTGTTACCTGTTACCAGAATTCGGGTCATTTAACGGAACCGCTCGACTCTATTCCCACCAACAAAACTAATCTTCTCTTTGAACACAAATCCATTTAATACTATTTTTATTATATCTTATTGAATCACCAAATTCATTATAAATTTTAATAAAATATTCATTACTATTTAGATGATCATCTAAAGTCAATTCCGGGTTACTAATCTCAGGTATCAATGTTTCAATTTCCCCTTGTTCAATACGTAAACCACCCAAATTAAAATTCACTTTAATTCTTTCCATACCCACACCCCATTCCTCTCGCTCACTATCGTTCACGAGCTCTCTTTTCAAGTCTCTCCGAGAATACGCCGTTCCGGCTTATTCAAAGAGAGACTTTCTTTCTTTTCCCCCGAAAGATCTTAAAAGATAAGTTCAAGATCAAAAGATAAAATATAAAAGCTACTATGATATAAGGTAAGACATAGATGATGAAGTTCATTGTTTCACCTCTTAGAAGATTTTAAAGATTAAGTTCAAAAGATTAAAGTATTTTACAAGCTATTAAAGATAAGTACATGAAAAACAACCAAACCATAAAACAAAATATGATATATATTCTAGCAAGTATTATTTTCATTGTTTTACCTCTTAATTGAACCCTTATAAAAGAATATATCTCCAACCATACCATAGTAAATACATTCAAAATTAAGTCCACCAGAAAATCTCAATTTTTGTTTCATTGTTTCACCTCTTACTGTTCAGCATCATCTTGAGGGTCATACTCTTTTAAAATAAAAACCTTAGAGCCATTTTCATCAATATAGAAATCTAATTCGTTTTCCATTGTTTCACCTCTTTGAGATTAAAATCCAAATAATAAAAGCGAAGTTCAAAACCGTAAATAATAATATACAAGCAACCATGTCATATAATGTCATTGTTTTACCTCTTAGAAATGATAATAACTACTTTTCAACCTCTATTTTTATTTTAATTTCTTTATAGTTTTTATTTACTAATTCGAGTAGAATATCATTAACTATTTCACCATCAACGGTAACATCAAAATCTTTTCTATCATCTATTTCATAATCTAACTTTCCATCTAAATAAATAATTTCTTTCATTGTTTCACACTCCACTTCGTTTCGGATACATTCTCACTAAGTCCACATTCGTTCACTAAGTGATCAAGCAACCTCTTAGAATAAAGAAAAAACCCGATCAACCTAACTTGTTAAATCATTAAATTGTCGAGTTTCTTCTATTATATAGTGTTTGAAAATTATGCAACTACTTCTTCTGAAGATTCAACTTCTTCAGCTTCTTTAGGTTCTACCTTTTCAGCGTTTGCAATGAAGTCTTCTTCTAGCATGCGGTATTGACCTTCATGAGGTACGATGTCAAGCACAAGAACGTTTTGTGTAGGGAATGCTTTACGAACGATTTTTAATGCTTTTTCTTGATCAACTTTACCTGATTGTGAAAGTGTTCCGATTGCTTTTACTTCGTTGTCGATTAATTCTCCTACTACGATTTGTGAAGATTGGATAGTGCGTGTAATAAATTTAGCCATTTTAAATTCCTTCTTTCTGATTAGTTTTATTTTTATTTTTAATTAATGAATTTATGAAAGAGATTTAAGATCAAAACCGTTTAAGTTTTAATGTGTTCTCTTTCGTTGAATTAAATATAACATTTATAGTTTTAAAAAACAACCCCTAAAATGAAAAAGATTTTAAAAGATTTTAAAAGCTGAAAAAAGAAAGGTCAAAAGATAAAAGAAAAAGAACAAGATCGTGAAACCATTTGTAACATATTAAATAAGGGTAAAAATATGAAACGATTAAAAAGAAAATTAGAAACCATAATAAATAGAAAGAAAACCAAAAAGATAATTTGTTCATGTTAATTCCTCCTTTTTCGTGTTTCTTCTATTATATAGTAAAAATGAAAACATTAAAACCTAAAACAATAAAAAGACAAAATCACGCATAAAATAAAAATAACTTTCTATTATAACATAAAAAGAATAATTACGTCAAGAAATAAATGTTGCATTTTGTAGATTCATAGTTTAATATAAAAAGCAAGGGAGAAATTCTTCCAAAATTGTCGAAAGGGTGTGAATGAAATGGATCGTGAGAAATTAGGTGAATTGATGGGTGAATTTGAAGGCGCTGAAACATCAGAATTACGTAAAGCAGAAATTCTAACAGAATTAAGTGATGGGTTTGGTTCTATCTTGGCAACAAATGAAAAATTACAAGAAGACATGAACAAAGTAAGTAAAAAGAATCTTGAATTGCAAGAAAAGAATTCTCATTATGCAAATCGAATTGCTGTTCAACATCTTGATATGGAAGATCGACAACAAAAACAAATGCAAGAAGAAAAGAAAAATCGTAATGTCACTGATGCATTACGTGGACTTTAATTTTCAATAGTTTCTTCTATATAAATAGAAGTTATTATAAATACAATTGAATAGAGAGAAGGTTTTTAAATGGCTAAAATTAACATGAATTCTGTTAACAGTATGCTGGGCAATGAAACAACAGCAGACACGTTAAACATGATTCGAAATGAAATCGGTGGATCTTATGCGTTAGCTGTACCGGTAGCAGATGACAGAAATATTGGTGAAGTTGGTATTGGTATTAACTCATTACCTCAACATCGTAATGACTTTTTAAATCAATTAATTGATCGTATTGGTTTAGTTGTTATTAAACACAAATCTTTAAATAACCCACTTGGGAAATTTAAACGTGGTACAATGCCAATTGGTTATACAATTGAGGAAATTTATACAGACATCACAAAAGCTAAGAAGTTTGACCCAACTGATGCTGAATCTACTTTATACAAACGTGAATTACCTGATACAAAAGTATTCTTCCATCAACGTAATCGTCAACAGTTCTATGAACAAACTGTTACACAAGCTGAATTGAAATCAGCATTCGTATCTTATGCAAACTTAGATAACTTTATTACAGGTATCTTCGAAGCGTTATATAACAGTGCTGAAGTCGATGAGTATTATTGGATGCGTGAACTTGTTGATAACTACTATGAAAAAGGCTACTTCCATCACGTAAAAGTTACAGCTCCGACTGATCAAGCAACAGCTTCAGCATTTGTTAAAAAATTACGTGCTTATACTCGCAAATTAACACTTGGTATGGGATCTCGTAAATATAACCATACAGGTATACACACTCGTTCTGAAATGGAAGGTTTACACTTATTTATTACGGCAGATACAGAAGCAGAAATTGATGTTGATGTATTAGCAGTTGCTTTCAATATGAATAAAACAGATTTCTTATCAAAAGTTACTGTAATCGATGAATTCGAAAATCCAGAAATTCAAGCTGTATTAGTTGATGAAAACTGGTTCATGTGTTATGACAACAACATTGAAATGACAAATACATACAATGCGAAAGGCCTATACTGGAACTACTTCTATCATATTTGGCAGACTCTTTCTTGTTCAACTCTTGAAAATGCAGTTGTATTCTCTACAGCAGATGCACCGACGCCAGAACCACCGACAGCAACAGTAGCACCAAAAACAGCTTCTGTAAAAGCAGGAGAAACACAACAATTTACAGCTTCAACTGATCCAGCACCAGGAATTGATATTGTTTGGTCTGTAGCAGGTAACACGAAAGCAGGAACACAAATTTCAGCTAGTGGCCTATTAACAGTTGATGCAACAGAAGAGCCAGGAGCAGACAAATTAACAGTTACTTATAAAGCAAAAGTAAATGGAACTGATGTAACAGATACAGCAAAAGTAACAGTTACTGCACCCTAATGAAAATTAAATAAAAAGGAGCGTCTTAGAAATGGCAGTCGTACCGTTAAGTGGGAGCAACGTCTTTTTCAAAAAAGGCGTTCCCTTTTCTAATGATAAGAAACATACAAGATGGTTTGATAATATTGCTGATCAATTTAACTATTTTAGCACAAGACCCACAGTTCATTCGATGGGAGAAGTAAAATTTGTTGAGAATGATGGTAAAAACTATATATCAGTAGATGCTGGCATAGATGATTTACGTGATGTGAATTATCTTATGTTTCAAAATGCTCAATATAATAACAAATGGTTTTATGCTTTTGTTACACAATTAAAAAGAAAAACTTCTTCTATGACAGAAGTGTATTTTGAAATTGATGTCCTACAAACGTGGCGTTTTGAAATGACAATTATGAGTTCATATGTTGTTAGAGAACATTGTCCGTTATGGAATCCTGATGGATCACCTGTTATTAATACAGTTGATGAAGGATTAAATTATGGTACTGAATATGAAACAGTTAAAGTTGATCATCATATACCGAATAGTGGAATTCGTTTCTTAGTTATTGCTTGTAAGAAAGCTGTACACGGAACAATGAAAGATAAAGTTTTACCTAGTTTAGTTGGTATTGGTCAACCATTTAGTTATTATGTTGTTCCTTTTGTTGATAAAGATGTTGTGGTGAATGCTACCATTCAAGGTGAAAGTCATAGAATGACAACATTGATTGACACACTAGCCGCACTATACAAAGACGATAAAATGACGAACAATATTGTAACCATGTTTATAACTGAACAAATTGGATTACGTTACACAACAGGCGAAAATGAAGCTGGTTATGGGATCAATTTTAGTAGTGACGGACAATTAGTTGAATATGCTGAAACAGGCGCAGAAGCTGAAGGCGTTGCGAAAATGGTTTATATTAGTGACTGTAAATCCTTTACAACAAAAAATACGTTTATCGGACAAAAGTATGATGGCTATAGAAGTGTTTCTGAAAGTAAACTTCTTATGTATCCTTATACTGTTCTCACTTTAGATGATATGCAAGGAAATCGTAGAGATTTTAAAAATGAATATATTTCAAGACCTGATATCACTTTAACATCTAAAGGTTCTCTTGGCACAAGTAACAAAGTTTCCTATAGTATCGCTGGCTATAATATGGATATTAATAGTCCTATGCATCAATTCATGTTAGATGAATGGGGATTACAAAATATTAATCCAAATGATGTTTCTATTATGACAGAATTAATATCAGCATTTATTCAAGGAAATAAGAATCAGCTTCATAATCAGGTTGATCAGATTACATTGAATGGAACAGCTGGTGTTGCTCAAAACATTCTCGGAATGGTGGGAAGTGTTGGAAACAAAAGTTTAGGTGGTTTTACATCTTCTGGTGTTGGAGCTGCGCAAGGAGCTGGAAATAGTATTCTTCAATTGCAAGCTATTAATGCTAAAATTGATGATATATTAAATGTTCCTCCTTCTATTAACAAAATGGGAACAAATACTAGTTATGATGTTGGTAATGGTTATAATGGTGTGTTCCTGATTAAAAAACAGATCAAGCCGGAATATCAAAAGAAACTAGAAGATTTCTTTAAAATTTATGGGTATAAAAAGAATGAAGTTAAAATGCCAAATTTGCATACTAGACAAAATTGGAATTACATACAAACAAAAGATGTAAATATAACAGGTAATTTTAATGCAGAAGATTTAAATGAATTAAAAGCTATCTTTGATGGTGGAATTACATTATGGCATACAGATGATATGTTAAATTATACTTTAAGTAATGGGGTGATATAGATATGTTTAACCATTTACAATTATATATGAATCCGAACCAAGTACAAGAAAAAGTCGGTAATTTCTACTATTGGCATTATGCAAAACAGTTGAGTATGCTTACTTTTCAGTTATTTGAATGGGAAAACTTGCCGGAATCTGTTGATCCACGTTTCTTAGAAATGATGTTACATACTCATGGGTATGTTGGATTCTATAAAGATGAAAATGATAAATTTACAGCAACTCAAGGAACAGCAGGACAAAAATTAAATCGTTATTTACAACCTACCATATTTCAAACAGTATCAGCAGATCCAGATGATGAAAAAATCAGTTATGACATCTTTAATTATGGTGATGATCCTGAATTGATCAAAGAAAATAGACATGGTTTAGTGATATGGAATAATGATTTACATATTCCAACAATGGATAGTGTGATTATGTTTGCTAAGAAACTAGCAAATGCTTCTGAAATTATTGATGTGAACTTAAATGCCCAGAAAACGCCTGTATTGGTTACAGCAGAAGATAGTAATAAGTTTTCATTAATGCAAATTTATAATCAATATGAAGGTAATGCTCCTGTTATTGTGGCCAATAAACATTTTGACCCAAAAACAATTACAGTCCATAAAACTGATGCGCCTTATGTTGTTGATAAGATCAATGATCAGAAGAATGCTTATCTATCAGAATTCTATACCATGTTAGGGATTCAAAACGTTCCTATTGATAAAAAAGAACGATTAACAAGTGCTGAAGCAACATCCGGAAATGAAAGAGATCGAGCGAGTGAGAATATCATGCTTAAAAACCGTAAAGATTTTGTAGAAAGAGCTAAGATATTATATCCGGGTGAATTAGAAGATTTAGATGTAAAAATGAGAACTGATATTGCAGAAATGTATATTGATGAACCACAAGTAGGATTATTCGATGAAGTAAAAGAAACGGAGGTTGATTAGATGGCTCTTTATAGTATCGAATTACGAAGATATATTGATCATTTCACACAATACGAGAGACCACAACCTCCTATTAAAAGAAGAATTGAAGTCGGTCAACCTCATTTGTTTGATTTTGATTATCCTTTCTTTGATGAAAGTAAGAGAAAAGAGTTTGAAAGAAAATGGATTCGTAGATTCTATATGCGGGAAGTTGGATTTGAAACGATTGAGCTATTCAAGTTTCATTTAGAAAATTGGATGAATGAGCGAATGCCATACTATAACCAAAGATTTAAGAGCGAATTAATTAAATTTGATCCTCTTATGAATACGGTTATGGATCGTGAAAAGAATAAAACAATAGATGGTTCTAGAACTGATGACATTACTACAAAAGGTAATAAAAACGGTACGTTCCATGTTGACACAAAAGATAATGGTAAGTTTCATACTGATTCTCAGGCAGACAATGACGGTATTTCTAATTCAACAGGTAATTATAACGCTGATGGGACTGTGACTCAAAAAGGAGATTCTTTAGAAAATCAAACGACAACTAAAGTTGGCGATAATACAGTCAATTCGAATGGAACTAATTTTGTTAGAAATTTGGATGAAGATACACCAGACGGTAGACTAGACATCACAACTGAAGATGGAAAAGGAATTATCCGATATGCTTCTAAGATTCATGAATCAACTGGTAAAAACACAAATCAAGATGTTACTAGTATTGATGAAAGAGGAACAAGACAAACAACTGGAGAAACAAACGATAGTTCTGTTTCTCATGATGAAGGTAAAACAACAAATCAAACAACTACCGAAAATCATGAAACAGCTAAAGTTGACGGAACAACAGAAAATAGTGGTTTCCAAGATGGGAGAAATAATGAGGATACGACAGGTAATTCTAACCTTGATCAGAAAACGAATCAAAAAGGAAATGAAACCGAACACTATTTAGGAAAGATTGGTGTTGAAACATACTCGGAAATGCTTATGAAATATCGTGAGACATTCCTTAGCATTGAAACAGAAATTTATGATGAGTGTGAACGAAAACTATTCATGCTAGTTTACTAGAAAGGAATGATAAAATGAGTAATGTTAAAAAAGTTGGTATATTACCAACAGACCCTTATCGTAGATATTTACCAAGCGCTTTTGATGAATCAATGAATATTTACGAACAAATTATTACATGTATTGAATATGTAAACAATCTAGGTATTTCTTTCAATGAACTTGTAGACTGGCTAGATAAAGTTGTATTACAACAAAATGAAAAATTAAAAGAACAAGATCAAAAGATTGACAAGTTACGTGATGAGTGGCATATCTTTGAAGATTACATTGTGAATATTCTTTTAAAAGAAAAAGTAGTAGAAATTTTAAAAGAATGGTTAGCTGATGGGACCTTAGCTGAAATTATCAATAAAGATGTATTTGATATGAAAGCTGATACAGAATGGGTAAAATCAGAATTCACTAAACGTGGTGTTCACTATAAAGATTTTGGAGCTAAATTAGATGGTGTCACAGATGATTCAGACGCTATCATAGCAGCTCATAATTACGCAAATGAGCATAACTATCCTGTTATTGTAAAGAATGAGAAATTTGTTTTAAATAAAAACGTTACTGTAAAAACTTCTACTGATTTAACAGGAAGTGTTTTAACAACAACTTATGTTGATCCGGAACCAATTGAATATAATCGTACTTTTAATTTATTCAATATTGAAGGAGCTGAATTAATTGACTTATCAACTAGAGCTATTAATCCCGAATTTATTAAAGGAGCAACTAGAATTCCTAGTTTGAAAAATCAACCTTCTGGCGCTTTAATTATTAAAACAGAACAAACAGATATCATTCGTGATAATGGTGGTGTTCAATCTAATATTATGAAAGCTGAATGTAATATTATGATGAAAAACCAATATGGTGATCTTGCGTATCCATTAACGAAAAATTATGTTGATGCTTTGAAATTCCAAGTATTCTTGAGACCTTTCGAACATCAATTAGAATTCAAGTTCCCTAAAGTTGAAGTAAAAGGCCGTATTTATGGTATTGCCAAAGTTCACCGAAATAATACATCATTTAGTGGATTATTAATGGAAGAAATTAATCCTAGTGCCACAATCTCAAGCATTTATACACTGTTTGAATATGAAGATTGTGCAGATATGGAAGCAACAAATATTTCATGTCCTATCATTGGTAGAGAAGTTAAAACAGGTGAAAATGGATTGGGGTACTTCTTATTAATGACTCGATCAGCTAAATTTAGAGGTTCAAACCTTCAACAAATTTCTGGTTGGTCTGGAATCAATGGTAACTGGATGAGAGATATTAGTGTAGTTGATTCTAATATGCTTGTTGTTGGTGGACATGCGAATGTTTATGATTTAACTGTTGATCGTTCGGTAATACAGAAAAACATTATTGCTCATGGTGGAGGGGTAATACAGTTACTTAATTCTCAAGTTATTGGTAGTGCTAGTCCTCCGAATAACTTATCTGGTACAGGAGCTGTGCAAACACGATGGGATTATGATGGTGAATTTGAAGGTGAGATCATTGTTGAAAACGTGGTACTTCATAATGCTTCTTATGTTGTTGAATATAGTCCTTCTACTTATAACTGTGGTAGAACAATAGTATTGCCGAAAACAACAATTAGAAATGTTCATATGCGAAACCTTCTTAAAAAGAAAGGCGCTGGTGTATGGTTCCGTGGTTACCGTGGAGAATATGCCGGTAACTATCCACAAGTAGCGATTGATTCCCTATCTTGGGATTTCGTGGGAACATACACAACAAGATTTGTTGAATTTGAAAGTGATGTTGCAAATAGTTTAGCTACAAATAAAGACTTTAAATTCTACTTTAGAAATATTCATCCCCCACGATTATCGTATGGTGATGTTTTCAACCCGATCACAGCGTTTATACATGTTCCGAAAGTAACAAATAATGATACTGTTGTTTATTATGACATTCAGAATTGTACTGTTAATATGGGACTTGGATCGACTGCGAACTTAGATGTCACAATTGATAATTCTGATTTCTATGCAGTTAACTTATTAGCTCCTGAAAGTGTTACAACGAATGGGCAACCAGCATTCATTAATGTTAAGAATTCTACAGTTCATCGCGGTGTAACTAACTTTAATGTTGGCGCAAACACTTATAACCGTGTTCGTTTAACAATTGCTAGTTCTATCTTTAAAAGATTAAGAAAGACTGATGGTTCTTATGATCCACAGATTGGTTTTCCTATTGAAGATTTCGTTTCTTATACCGCTGATAATATTGCTGATGCTAGAGCTGAAATACGTGGGGATAACTCCGCTAGATTGTTTGGATACATTGATGAAGCAATATGGAAAATTAAGAAAGATCCGTTGAGAATATTTGTATAGATGAAAGAAGGACAAAAATCCGTAGGGGCAAATGGAAAGCAAAATTCCATGTTCCCTATGGATGTAATGTATATTACACAAGGTGAATCTGGAGACTTCTCACATAGTAAAGCAAAAGCGGTAGATTATATTCATTTAACAAAAGCCGGTGTAAGAACAAGACAAGCCTGGTACTATGCTCCTGCTGATATGACTGTTATTAATCAAGGTAGCGCTGGAACAATGTGGGCAACTGATGATGAAGTGAATACCCCAACAGGAACGAAGAGAATGTGTTATATGTTCTGGCATGATAACAATCACTCTAATTATAAGGTAGGAGATAAAAGAAAACAAGGTGAAAAATGTGGTCAAACTGGTACAGCTGGTTTTGCTACAGGAGATCACTTACACATTGAAGTTATGAATGGGGCTGTATTTGATAAATCTAATGCAATTCACAACTGGGATGCTTTCTTTATAAATGATACAGAAATCGTTGTTGATTTTGGTTATGGATGGAAGACAACCGATGATCAGACAGGAATTGATAACGGAACTTGTACGCCCCCTTCTAATAGTGGTAATGGTAGTTTTGAAGTAAATGATCGAGTTAATGATCTTGTAAAAGCTTTACGGCCTATTTTTGAAAGAGAATGTGATGCTCAAGGTGTAGGTAGGGATGCTGTACCTGGATTAATGGCTATAGCTATGGTTGAATCTGAAGGTAGATTGGAAGATGTTATGCAGTCTTCAGAATCAGCAGGATTACCTATGAATACACTTGGTAGAGAAGCTAGTATAAAACAAGGTGTAAAACACTTTAAGGAATCATTAGAAACAACTAAACAATATGGCTGTGATATGTGGACTGCTTTCCAACAATATAACTATGGTATCGGATATGCTCGTTGGATATCACAAAGAGGTAAAGTTCATACCCTAGAATTATCAATAGAATATTCTAGAACTGTTGTGGCTCCTAGTTTAGGTAATACAACAGGAATAAAAGTTCCATATAACAGACCAGAAGCTATTGAGATAGGGTATCCGTGGCGTTATTTGAATGGTGGTAACTTTCATTATGCTAGGGTATTACAATTGTATACGACAGGAAATGGAGCTATTAATAGTTGTGGTGGAGATAATACAGGAAAAGAAGATAGTGAGAAAAAGAAATTAGATGAATATATAGCACACTTAATGGTAGGACATGTTAAAGGATGGGTAAAATAAATTATAGTAAATGAGGGTGAAAACAATGGAGCAAATCGTTCCTTTCATAAGCCAAGTAGGTTTTCCAATATTTGTTGCAGTATTTATGATGACAAAAGTAACTAGTGCATTGGATAGTGTAAAAGACGCTGTAAATAATTTAACAATAGCTATTGAAAAAATGGAGGATAAATAGATGGGTAATATTATAGATATTTCTAAATGGAATGGTGATATTAACTGGGATGTTGCTAAACCATATATAGATTTCATTATTGCTAGAGTTCAAGATGGTAGTAATTATCGTGATCCAAGATATCAAGGATATGTAACAGATATGAAACGTAGAGGTATTCCTTTTGGTAGTTATGCTTTTTGTAGATTTGTAAGTATTGAAGACGCTAAACAAGAAGCAAGGGATTTCTGGGAACGTGGAGATAAAGCTAGCACAGTTTGGGTTGCTGATGTTGAAGTAAAAACAATGAATGATATGAAAGCTGGAACACAAGCATTTATCGACGAATTAAAAAGATTAGGAGCTAAGAAAGTAGGATTATATGTAGGTCACCATATGTATGAGCCTTTTAATATGGGTGAAGTTGTATCTGACTTTGTTTGGATTCCACGTTATGGGGATAACAAACCGAAATATCCATGTGATATCTGGCAGTATACTGAAACAGGTAATTCACCTGGGATTGGTAAATGTGATTTAAATAAGTTGATCGGGAGTAAGACTATTGGTTATTTCACTGGCGCTGATGATGCTACACCAAAAGGTTATCAATCTGTAAGAAGTGGTGGATTTGGAATGACTTTAGTTCCTGAAGTAACAACAATGATGATTGAAAGAGGAATAAAAGGAAAAATCATTCAAGAGCCACTGGAAGGATTAGCTTATGTTCAAACGGATGTATTACTAAATGGTGATTTAGATAAATTAACATCATGGTTTGATGAACGCGGTTGGTGGTATGAATATATCTTAGCTTAATGTTTCATGTGAAACAATGGGGAAAATGGGTCACGAAATTTTTGACCCCACCCCTATTTAAAACATAAAACCAAAAAGATGAAAAATAAAAACCTTATAAAAAATAAGTGATTTCTATAGGAAAACGTAGCACTTTACAAATATCATATAAAAATAATTTTCAAATAAAATTGGAAGTTGGGCGAAAAAATTTTTTGGAATAAAAATTAAAATGAAGGGATGGTTCTGTTATGGAAAACTTAACATTATTCGAACTTGAAAAAGATCAGCAAATGAAAAAAGAAGGTAAAAAAGAAAAGATAGTTAGCGTAATCGAAGAAGATAAAATGAAAGACCTATACTACAATCCACAGAAAATGTTAAGCTATAACAGAATCATGAACTTCGTTATTGGAGCTCGTGGTATAGGTAAAACATATTCAATGAAAAAATACGTTATTAATAGATTCTTGAAAACTGGAGCACAATTTATTTACTTGAGAATGTATAAGACTGACTTAAAGAAAGTTAGTCAATTATTTAATGATGTGCAACAAGAATTCCCTGATACTAAACTAGAGGTAAAGGGAAGAGAATTTTACATAAATGGTCAATTAGCTGGTTGGGCTATTCCGATCAGCGCATGGCAATCATTTAAGGGTGGTAGTTATCCTAATGTTGAGACCGTTGTATTCGACGAGTTTATTCGAGAAAAAGATACTGTTGGATATCCACCAAACGTTGTAGAAAGTTTATTAAATATATGTGATACTGTAATTCGTAACCGTGATAACTTTAGATGTGTGTGTTTGAGTAACTCGGTTTCTGTTGTTAACCCTTACTTCCTTTACTATAATATTTTACCTGATACAAATAGACATATTAATAAGTATAGACATTGTGTAGTTGAAATTCCTAAATCTCCTGGTTTTAAAGAAGAGAGAATGAAAACTAGATTTGGAGCTATGATTAGTGAATTAGATTATGGTCGTATGAGCTTAGACAATGAGTTCACACATGATAGTGATACATTTGTATTGAAACGTGCTAAGAGTTCCGTTCACTTCTGTAACATTGTTTATAGAGGGTTTACAATGGGTATGTGGGTTGATACGAAAAGTGACTTCATGTTCTTGAGTCAAGATTACGACCCATCTAGCAAGAAAACATTTGCATTAACTAAAGAAGATATGAGCGAGAATAGAGTTCTGATCAACAACTATAGAAATGAATATCATCTTGATAAACTTGTAAGAGCATTCAAAAAAGGATTGCTTATGTTTGACAATCAGATCATAAGACAAACTGGTTATGATATGTTTAAAAAGATGGGTGTACAATAAAAGAAAAAACCCTTCCTTAATTGGAGGGGTTACTATTTTTTCTTATTAAATAATGTATTTGTAAATATCTCTTAAATAATGGTTTTGTTCTTGGATATAACATTTTTCCTTTTCTTAACCTAAATTTATTCTCTAATGGAAAAACTTTGTTTATATTCATTTGTTATTCTCCTTTATTATAATGATATCTATATTTTCTCTATCTAAAACTATCTTTCCTCCATCTACTAAATAAAATTCACAAATTTCTTCTTCGTTTTTGAATTCTTTTAAAAGCCCATATTCACTATGTGATTTTACTTTGAAATTTAAACCTGTTTTAGTTGTTAATATCGCTATTGTCATTTATTATTTATCCCCTTTTGTTTGATTTCACCTGTTATTATTTCATGGCCTGTAATTACTCTACTTATCATCCAACAATCATTTTCATCTTTGAAAAACCAAGTTAAAAACTCATCTAAATCTGTAAAACATCTTCTTAATGTATAAGGTAAACCAAGTTTTTTAAATTTTAAATGATTTTCGTGTAAAAATTCTATTGTTATCATAATAAAACAACCTCTTTCTTTTTAAGTTTTACTTCATAGTATGTATTCTGAATGTTTTCTTGTCCTTTATAACGGGTTTTACCTGATTTTAATCTTACATATGAATTATCCATAGATCCTCTTGAGTCTGTATCTATAACTTTATAAATTGGTTCAGCATATTCTAATCCGTATCTTTCACAACATTCGTCTGCTCTTTTTATTAAATTTACTAAAGAACTATCATCTAAGAAGTTTATGTTATTATTAGTGTTAAATTTTGGTTTGAATCTTGAATTTATTCTTTGTATTGTAATCATTATTTGTTTACCTTCTCTTTCCAAATGATGTGTAATTCTTTACAAAACTTTTCTAATTTTACAGATAAATCTAAATCGATTAAACCTTCTCTTTGTTGTCTGCTTATTTCTAGTAGCGCTCTTGTTAAATCACTATAACTCATTATTAAAACCACACTTTCATAAAGTTTGTTAAGAAGTTACCTTCACCGATAAATGCGCATATTATAGTTGCTACAATGATTAGCCATACTGTGCAAGTTAAAACATATAATGAACCTTGTGATAAACCGGGTATTTGTTCTGGTTCTTCATATGGAATATTATTAACCTTGCAATATGCTTTTCTCATTGCTTGTTTTTCATTTAATAGTTCTCTTTGAAGTCTATTTCTCTTATGTAATTCACCTTGTATAAATACATCATGTTGATCAAAGTTGTTATTCATTTTACATCATCCCCTTAGTCATTGTAATTGAAAATTGAGCTTTCCATACTTTTCTTTGAGCTTCGATAAAAGCCATTGCTGAATGATATGTTACATTATTAGAATAAGAAAGTTCTTCGATAATGTCAATAGGTAATCTGATTCCCATTGATTCATATTTATCAATTGCTTCCTCTTGCTCTACAGTTAAGTTTGTTACTGTTCTACGTTTAGCTTGTTCAGTTGCATGTACTAAGTTTTCTAATTCTTGCTGTTTGATCTTGATTAGTTTTTTAAGTTCTTTAAGTTCTTCTTTCTTATCATTTAATTCGTTCATTTGCATTACTTGTGATGTAGTTGCTTTTACATTGTTTGAAGTTTCTTTTACACTTCCTAAGATCATTCCTACGATTGCTATAAATACTAAGATTACTATTCCCATTGTGTAAATTGACATTTTGTTTTATCCCCTTTATTGTTGTATTTGTTAACCTATAATTATTATATCATGTGTTGATGATTACGTCAATTAATTATTTAACTTATTTCTGATCAACTATTTGATTAATAATATGTGTTAATTACTTTCTATAATTATAATAACATTTTACATTGAATACGTCAACATATAAATAAAAATAAATACGTCAATTATTATAAATATAAATTAGATATAGAATCATAGATATGGTTATTTGTCAAGTGATTTATACCCAAAGATGGGGGAAAATATGAAAATAGTTGTGTACACTTTTATTT